TGTGAGAGTACCCAACCTGTAAAGACGTTTTATCTAAAGATACTGCGGAAGCTGCAGACCCAATTTGGTACGAACCTGGCGTAACAGCGTCTCCCCATGTGGGTCGGGCGAGTAACGACAAGTTCGCAGTAGCGAATGGAATGTTCTGTGGGTCTGCGTACGATAGCCCGTAAAAGTTTAGTAGTCCGGCCGCCGCAGTTAGGTCGAACGGGTTTTGAGTGGTGACAACTCCTGGGTACCTGTCAGCAAAAACGGTAGTGACCGCGGACATAGCCGCAAAGTTAATCTGAGCGGGGTACATGTCCTGAAGTAAAGCCCGTTGCATAACCGGTTTCAGTTCCTGTACGTTGTCCACGCTAGGAGCCACCTGGGGGAACACCAAGGAGTTTGTAATAGCGTCTTTGGGAGACCACAAAGTCTCAGCCATCCAACCTGTGTGAAAGTGGAAGAACGTGCCAGGTCGACCCGCAGTTGGAGCAGAAGTAAGGCTAACCGTGGTTCCGACAATACTGGTAACACCGTAGTAGACTCCATCCTGTTGGTACCAGCAGTTCGACGTTTTAGAAGTGTCGCGGAAGCTGCCCAGGCTAGGGTCACGAAGCACGTAAGTAGAACCTGTAGGAGTCCCCTTTTCTTGCCTAATGTACAACACGAAAGGACACGCCTTCTCTCTCGTGAAAACGATGACGTCCTTGTCGTCGTGAGTAATAACGGTGTAGTTAGTCTTCGGTTGGTACGCGTTAGTGACGGTAACAGGCGGGAACACTACAAATGAGTATATTGACGTGTTGTAGTAGAAGTCAGGGACTACGTAAAGAGTCGTGTCAGAAATTAGAATGTGGAGGATTGTACCGTCAATTAATTTGTACGGAACGTGGCAGTCAACGTATGCGGCGAGGTTGTTAACGACTTTACTCCCACGACGTTTCTTAATTTTGCCGCTCGTCTCAATTTCAATGTTTAAAAGAGACGGGGAGTCGGACAGAGGCATGTTTACAGCGGACGACTCAAGGTTAAGTCCACCGTAGTTTTCAGTCAGAAACACGTTATCTTTGTCAACGTTTCTCTGTGAAGCCTCTGCCTGTTGTTGCATGTACTCTCGTTTACTGACCATTATCGGTACCTCCGTCGTGTGCCCGCATACATGTTGTGTCCTTGAGTTGGAGTCCCATTGTCACGTGGGAGAAGTCGTCGCTTCTGTTGCATGTACTCGGCTGCGTACATAGCGTACAACTTCTGGTCTGCCACATGTTTCAAGGCGAAAAGGGAGGAGGCCTTTAACTCAACCATCCTCATAAACCTGTCAGGGGCTACGTAGGCGTTCCCGTCACTTGCAGGAATAACGGGAATCGTCTGATAGGTAAAGATAACCAAGTTCCGACCTGGCGTATCACTAGGGTACGGGTAGCAGGAAATTTGGTTACTTGTCAAGTGAGTCCATAACTGGACGGTACCTTTAGACCCGGTGTAGGAGTACATCGGAAGTCTTATAAACTCTTCCTGTGTAACGAACTGAGCATCTACGTAATAAGGGTTGGCACCACTGACTAGAGTCTGTACACTCCTGACGTTAATTTCAAAAGCAGTCGTTATGGTGGCAACGTTAGTTGACCATGAGGTGGCAGGTGCCGATACTCGTAGGTCACTCCAGTTAGCCGCAAACGCGACTTCATCTAAGGCGAGCTGAATACAGTCCTCGACAATTAAGGCGAGGGCGTTTCCAGCAGTTGCCAAGATACGCCGCTCGCCCACGCTATCGAGTACCCTGTTAACTAAGTCTAGTTTTGTGGTACTCATTGTTATTCACTCCTAAGCTCCTTGTGAAAACGACCCGAAAGCAATCCACGTGTTAGTGGCAATTTTCATAATCCAGACGTTCGAGTAGTCAAGACCGGTTCTAGCCGAATTGAGGAGTAGCGGACCAGTGTTGTGGATGTACCCAACGATAGTGACACCAGCGTCCCCTTTAACGTCAACGTAGAAAGTAGCGTTCTGACGGAAGAAGCCGAACATCGTACCAATAGGGAAAGGAACTGCTACGTTAGTAGGAACGGTTACGGTGTAGTTGGCGATACCCAATTTTCGGTAAATGGTACCGATGTCAGCTAAAGCCAGGGTAATGTTTCCGCCAAGGTCTACCGGAGTAGCTCTGAGCGGAAGCAAGAAGTTGCCGGCGTAGTTGGCACCGGCAGTGTGGTTTTTGCACCGTTCTAAGTCAGCGGCAGTCCCGTCAAAGTCGTGAATCTTACCCAGTTCAGCCCCGCTACTCGTCGTGGCCAGTGGGAACTCGCTAGGCTCCAACTTTTTAATGCGACGTCGTCTAAATAACACGGTGTTCGCTTGTGGCATAGTAACCTCCTATTAAGGTGTGAGGAAAACGCCACTACCAAAAACGAGGTAGTTGGCGTTGTTGTTAGCACTCGTAGCCAACAGTAAAGCGGCACCGCTTGGACGTAGGTACCAGTCGGTAGAACCTAAACTGAGGTTATTATCGGTCAAACCGTAGAACAGAATCTGACCAGTGGACTTAGCCGTTGATTTGACAATGACGTTGTTGGCGGTACCGACATTAACAACCATATAAAGCTGCCCCATTAAGGCGGTTCTATCGGGGTTGTACGCGTCGGTAGGAATGAAGATGTTCACGTTACCAGCAGTCGAATCACACACAATAGCGGAGTTGATGTCCGCCTTGGTGACGTCGTACGAACCCGACGTAACCGTGGTGCCAGTAGCTTTAATAGTCGGAATGAAATTGGAGTTGGCATTCTGTCCGGCGGTCATACCGACAAGTCGGTTAAGGTCTGTAAACGTACCAGTGAAGTTGTCTAGTTTGTTCAGTTCCGTTACGCTGGCTAGTAAGTCGTCATCACGTAACGCTTTTAGTTCAGTATTTCTAGGCATAATAGTTCTCTCCGTAGTTACCTTTTATAGGAGGGGAACTCCCCTCCATTAAATCTAGACAACACCATCCTCGTCAGAGTTGATGATGACAGCCGCTTCGGGGCGGAAAACTTCCACGTCGTAAATTTGAGTTTGCACAACGTGCCACTCTTGGAAATCTACAGCCCAGTCAGCGTCCACAGTGGGCAGTTTGCTTAAAGCCAATTTAGCCCAGTCGGGGTGAACCAGCAAAGCGGTATGGTACCCAGTAGTCAGACCGGTGGCGGTGATGGAACTACCGTCACGAAGAGTCGGAGATTGAGTGGGGAAGTACGGGGAGTTCGCCATCCCAGGGGTGGGTTGTCCGGCGGAGCCTTCACCGTTAAAGTACCCGGTGAGAGAGTTGCTACGGATAGAAGTCGTCATCTTCACGGGCACGCCGCAGATTTGACCAACGATACCAGAACCGACTACGTTAGTCCCACCGTTGAAGTCGGCGTTAATGAACTCGTCTTGAGCCAAGAGGCTGTAGTACTGAGCCGGGTCGATGATAAGTTTACGTCCGGCACGGGGGACGTTAGCGGTGTCGAGAATTTCGTTGGCGGCTAGAATGTCGGCGTAAGTAATACCGGAGGTGGCGTTGCTCACCACGTTAGAACCGGCGTTGTACGCGTTGATGGTGGCACGTTCGGCTAAGATGGCGTTCTCGATGTCACGGGCTAGGGAGAAACCGGCACGCTCGGTGTACAAAGCACGAAGGTCACGGTCTTGGAACACTTCCAGGAACTTGTCGATGGCGAACGATACTTCTTTGTACCGGTTAACAATCATCGTCCAACGACGGTCGGTGAAAGCTTGGAACGTAACAGGAGCACCCGCCGCTTTGTTGTTGACGGCTAGGTTGGAAATGTACGGAATGTAAATGGTGTCGCCTCGGTTGCCAGTAAAGTCAACTTTGCTAACACAGTCTAACATTACCAAAGACTCGTCACGGTGACGGATTAGGTCTTTAGACCAAATTTCAGGAATGAAGACGCCGCTAGTTAAGTGATTAAACTGCGAGCCTTGGGGAGACGGAGCGGAATAAGGCATGGTGTTGAACCTCCTTTAGTGGGTTAATTAAACGTCACGAATAACACGACCAGATTGGTACGCCGCAAGGTACTCTTGCTCGGTAACGCGGTCGGCTAAAAAGTCACTCAATTTAACATACCCCGAAGGCGCACCTGTGGAGCGAATGTTCTGAGTTTGGGATGGAGCGGAGCTTCTAGGAAGGGAGACCCCACTAGATTGGTACCGTTCCGCTTTGATTTGGGCCGCAAGTAAACGGGCACCGTCTAAATTGTCTAATGCAAGTTTCATATTGTCCGGCAACGCTTGGAAACGTTCACGGACTTCAGACCACGTGGACTCGAACTCACCACCCCATTCACCCCGCAAGGTGTCGATGCTTCGTTCGTTCTCTGCCTGTCTCCGCCAAGCGTCCATCTGTTTCAACTGAACTTGGGTCTGTTGTACAGCCTGGAAAGCAGTGAGCGGGTCGAACCCCATTACTTCTGCAAACTCTTGCCGCATTCTTTTACCGCGGTCGGTATTGAATTTGGCGAACGGGTCTTCCTGTTGTACAGGAGGAGCCTCGTTAACGGAGTTAACTACGGGTACTTGGGCTTGGCTTGCCTGGGAGAGGTCAACTCCTAATTTCTCTTGGAGTTCGTTGACTTGTCGGAAAGCGTCAGCCCCAACCTGTGCTTGCTCCTGAGAGTACGCCGTAGGAGCGGAGTTAGTTACAGGGATGTACCCGGAGGCGACGGGAGCCTCACTAGAGACCGGTACGGCGTTCCCGTTTGCTTCAATGTATTCAGCCATTTTGTGGTTCCCTCTACATGGTGAGTTTGGACAGTTGTTCAGGGTTCTGAGCCATTGCCAACAGAGCTTGCTTACCTTCTAACGGGGCTGCTTCTGCTAGGCGTTGCTCAACAGGGACACTCAACTCCGGTGGTAGCGGGGGAGTCGGTGTCATTCCAAGGTTAGCTTCAGGAGGGGGTACAGGAGGCATCCCTTGAGGTACAGTGGGCATTCCTTGAGGTGCAGGAGGCTCAGGGGACTTTTGTTGAAGTACTAGAAACTTATCCCAGTCCTGTTTGACCATTCGACGGGAAAGATCTTTCATAACTTCTTCCCAGTTCAGCATCTGTGACATGACGGGGTTTCCGGAGACTAGACCGATGAAGTCGATACGCTCCCGAATTTCCCGTTCTTTGTCAACCACCCAGTCAGAACCGACAGGGATAATGTCCATGTCGTATTGAAGCTCTTCTTGTCCGACCTGGATGTATTCGTAGGTCTGGGTGGCGGAACCTTCCGAAGCACCGGTAACGCGGATAATTTCATCCTCGGTCACGAATTGTTGCATGAAGGAGTACGCCTTCTCAAGCAGTTCCCGGAAAGCGGTGTCTTCAATGTGTTTGTGGTACCGACCCAACCGGTTACCCCCGGCGTCCCGTTTGGCTTTGACTTCTTCGGCAGTCACACGCTCGGCGTCTCGACCCATCCCCTGCCCAACGTATGGGGTAATGCCCGTAATTCGTTCAATGCGCGCCTCAAGCATACCCTCTTCTTGAATGGTAATGCCCAGGTTCGCCGTGTTGAACTGAACGGGGATGATGTTGTCAGGGTTTTCCACGGGGATAATTTTCCCAGGGGCGGAGTACAGAGCCTCGATGTCTAACGTCCCGTCTTGGACTACCTTCCACATGGGATTGACAACCAGCTCAGAGATGTCAAGTCGGTGGTTGGAGGTAACGTACATCTGATGGAGATGCCCCAACACAGGACTAAGCAAGCCGATACCGTAAGGACTTGAGTGAACTCGAGTAAATGTGGTAATAACATAAGGTTTGCCTCCCCAGAATGGGTTAGATTTAAAGTCGATGAGTACGTCACCAACAACCGTGGCACAAACGTCGTTAAGCTCGAGACCGTCTGTATACATGTCTCCCCAAAATTCGAGTACGTCAACTAGGTGCGTAGGGTCGTAGTACCCATTGGTGTCGCCAACCATGAACTTCACGTCTCTCCGGTTGGTAGAAGACTCAGTTTCGCCCATCTTCATAACTGCGTGTACTACAGACTTGTCAACTTGGTTGTACGTCCCGTTTTCAATTAGGCGCACAATTTCGCCGACAGTCTTCTGGTACCGTCTAATACAGCTTGCGTTCCTAGTGTCCGTAGCCAAGGGGTCAATGAAGAAGTCGAACATGTCAACTACCTGGATGTCGAGACCGTTCTTAATGACCTTCTGTACCTTGCGGGGCACCGACTTCCGTTTGCCGGAGGAGTCAGTTACCATGACATTTTTCATTGTGGATACGGCGTCGTACCGCCAAGGTAATGCAAGGACGGACGTGCCGACAATGAGACATTGGCGAATGTTCATGTCCCACCACTCTTGGAAGTAAGCGTCGTCTAGCTTGGTTTGAATGAACTTCTGAATAACTCGTACAATTTCATCCCAGTCGTCATTAGGAATTAACTGCTTGGGCATGACGTCGAACCACTGCTTGTTAGGGAAGAACGCCCCCTGCATGTAGGCATTGGCGTCCTCGACTAACTCCAACGCTTTCCCCGTGGGAACTTTGTGGCGCCAGTCAGTCTGAACGTCGCCAAGGATGATAGCCGCCTCGTTTCGTACCGTTTCAGCGGAGCGGTTATTAGAAAAGTACTCAGCCCAACATAGTCGCCAGTCGTCTTCCAAAGAAGCACGTTCCTGAGACCATTCCTTATGTAGCTTGGCCACATGGTCAGCTACACTCATTCTATCCACGGGGTGTAACAGTTTCCCCTCTTTTGTTTTAGTAGTCGCAAACTGGTTTAAGTCCATTAGTAGAGTCCTCCGAACCGGGTGTTGTATCTGGTGTTAGTTGGTGAGTCGTTAGACAGTCTGTGTTTAGGAGCCTTGCACACTTCGTTCAGCATTTGGAATGTGTCCGGAGCATCGTCCTTAACGGTCTCGGCAGGGAAAAAGTCGAACTGCTCAGTGAGGTAAGTCAACTTACTCAACCAAGGCATAGCAAATACGCGGCCAGTGTCGAACATGGGTTGAAGACCGTTTTCAATTCGGTCTTTCTTCCCGTTACCCGACTTAGGTTTGTAGTCGGCAAACGCTATGGGGTAGTCTTGGGGCATTAGAAGGCGGGCTGTAGTCTTCAACTCTGTGGCAAAACCGACCGTCTCTAGGTGTACCCTGTGGATATTCCACTTCCGGCACATGTCGAACATTCTGTTAAGCCATTTCGTACTCGGCTCTTTGCCACACCAGATGTCCAAAATATACAAAAAGTTGTTCTTGTCCTTGGCTCCTACGGTCATTACCGTGTAGTCCGACCTCTCCCCGTGTGTAGCCGCAGGGTCAACCACCATTGTTGGAGTCAACTCTAGGCGTTCATTTTTAACTTCGTACAAAATTCGAAGGTTGTTCTCCTTCCTGATAAGCCCCGCCGGGTTCATGGTGTTGACTTTGCTCCATGGGATTACCTGGGTACCGTCAACCACAATTTTGTTTAGGTACTGGGAGTAGAAGTTCTTGGCCGAAGTGTTACGTCGTCTCTGCGTCTCAATGTCAGGAGTCCAACGCTCGTTCCACAGGTACCCGTCGGAGTTGTCGTCCCCGTTTTTGTAGATGTTTCTGACGTACGTGGTGAAGTCCCCAGCTTCTACACCTTCAAGCTCTTTCTCCAAAAGTCGACCATACCAGTCGTGCTTGAAGTATCTGGTACCAATTACAGTAATGTCCCCGCCAACGTGGCAGTGGCGTACGAACTCCTGCCGGTACGACTCTGACCTTGTGACTGAACAGAGGGTCCGGTATAAGTCCTCGTCGTAGTATGCGTCGTCTAGGACGTTGAACATGTCGTACAACCAAGTATCGACCCGCTCAACTTTGTCGGGCTTGTCGTAGTTGTCAAAGTTCAGAATGTCATCTAGGTACAACCGGTCATAGTGGAACCCAGTAGCAGGAGATTCCGTCGACCCAATGACGACCGTAGGTTCTTTTAGTTTGTCAGACCTAATAAGCTGAATACCCAAGTCTTGTCGCCAGATGACTTTTTTGTCTTGCTCAAAATCTTCGACTTCAAAGTCTCCTCCTTCGGCAGTCTTCTGAGCACGCCGTTGGATACGACCGTAAGCGTCGAGTACGGGCACCAAGCGTCCAGGGATGTGAGGTCGGTTATTCCAGACGTTCTCCTGTAGCCACTTGTCTGTGAAGTACGACATAATCTCCCGGAGAATAGCTTTCGCCAGGGGTTGTGTAGCAGACCCGACAAATATCCGTAGGTTCGGGTTGATATACAAGGAGTGTAAAATATCAAGTACGGTAGCCACAGTCGTCTTTAAGTGCCCCCGAGGCATTAGTACCATCTGCCTACGGTGCTCCCGGTTGTCAGCGTCTTGCCAAGTAACCAAGTCTCGGTGACATTCTCCGAATGCATTGGAACCTCCGTGGAAGTCAATTAGGTCGGCAAACGTCCACTTGTCCGCCAAAGCCTTGACAAGTATCGCCTTAGTTGGCGGTTTCTTTGCTTCTGCACGTCGTCTAGCCATAGTGTGTAGCGGTAACTTTGGTAATAAAAAATCCGACTACTAAGCAGTAGCCGGACACAATACACACTAGAGGGATTGTACCCAAAGGTAGCTTATTCGGCAGTCGTACGCGCCGCAGTACCAGCCAAAGGAACGCGGTTTTGGTAGGTCGTCTCGTTGACGATGCTCATTTCCACGGTAAAAGCGGCAAACACGAGAGTAACGTCAGGGGTACCAACAGCACTCAAAACAAGTTCAAAACCTTGAACGGCCGTATTGGCAGTGGGGGTGATGGTGGCAATGACCTCGGTCTGCGGAGTAGCAGGGTCGATAACCACGGTCACGTTACCGCCGGTGTCACGGAAGACGAGGAAGTCAACCGTAACGTGCTCAATGGTCGACGTGCTGTAGGGGTCCGTTACGTTAGAGATGATACCACGAGCGTGACAAGAGATAGCCGTAAACTCAGGAACGTAGAACGCCTGAGTACCGTCTGTACGACGCAGGTAGATGGGCGTAGCGGGGGCGTCATCGATAATGCCACGACCTGAGAAAATCTCTTCGTGGACAATTTTAGAACGACAGATATTCTCATCCGTCGTTTTTCGGTTAATACCGTAAGTAGACATATTCAAGGCCTCCTAGGAGAATAGAGAAGTTCGAGACAGCCCCAGCGGGTCGATGTTATACATGGGAGCAGTCTCTTGATTGGTTTGCAACAGTTGCCTATTTAGGGTATTAGCCGCAGACAACAACTGCCGCCGGCGGTAGTCATTAGCGTTCTGTTCAGCCTGTTTTGCTAGGATAGCCGAACGCTCGCTAAAGCGGGCTCCCCGCATTGCTGAGGCAAGCTTGTCGTACTCCGACTGAATCTGGGCAGACTCAGCCCCAGATTTTCCAATCAAGGCGTTAATGTCGGTGGCGCCCTGAGACAGTAACCCGCCAAGTTGATTCGCCCGGTTGAAGACTTGCCCAGTAGCCATCTGTTCAGGAGAGCCGTAGCCTTGGTACAACTCGCCAAGCCCGGAGTTCCAAAGACCTTCAACTTCACCTACCCTCGTATTGAACAGCCCCTGGGTACCCTCTCTCATTTGTCGTAGCGGGTCGATGACAGAGGCAGGCGCACCGCCAGGATTCTCCACGTATAACTGGTTAAGTTGGTTTAGTAAGTCCCCTTGGTACCCGTAGTTCTGGCTCATAACGTCTCGGGCAGCTTGGGTCTGGACTGGTTGAAGCCCGAAAAGACTCGCCACCTTTTCTTGCGGGCTGCTACCTTGGGCAGCGTTGACGTCACCAAGTTGCGCATAGGCGTTGTAAACGTTACCCAAGCTCGAAAGTTGGTTACGGAGCTGGTTGTCGTACCCAGACATTCCAGACTGAGCCCCGGCGTAAAGGCCTTCTAGAGCCGCCCGAGCGTAGTCTCCTCCTCCGTACTGATTCATGAACGCTTCAGGGTTCGCAAGCATAGACTGTTGCGCCTGCCTGTATGCGTCTCCCGCAGTGTTTGCCGACTGAGCCAGACCTGAAATGTCGTACCCAGATAGAAGGTTACCGGCGTTGAACCCGGCGTTGCCCAGCTGTCTTCCAATGAAGTCTTTGTAAGTATTGAACTGACTAAGCTCGCCTGCGTAGGCGTCGTCATCAGTTCCGATAAGACTCTTGTACCCAAACTCGGAGAACTTGCCTAGTTCCCTGGCTTTTTCATCTGCAGCAATCTGCTCCTGCATCTGCAGGTACTGAGTGTTGGCTTGCTCAATAGCCTGGGTCATTGCCTGCATAGACTCAGCTTGCTGGGTAGACATCTGCTGAATCAGAGCGTCGTTCTGAGCTTTGGTAGCGTCAATCTGAGCCTGGTTCTGAGCAGCCAAGGCGTTCTGGTAGTTTGTTAACCCTTCTTGCTGGGCACGACTCTGAGCAGTGGCGTAAGTATTACGGAAGCCCGCCGCGGTCTGTTGTTGGTTAGCGTACCAGGTGTTGGCATCGGTTAGCATTCTCATCCAGTAAGCAGACTCGTTTGCTCGTATCCATTCCTCGTTCGGTTGGATACCCGTCGCCGCCATATACTTGGTAACCAGCTCATTGTCTCGACCCGACAGAGTGGTACCGCGTCCAGTGTACGCCCGAGAGAACATTGACAGCGGGTCTCGGTTTGACGCCGCAGCCGCTCGGAGTAAATTATCGTTCCATTGGTTACTGTCGTAGTTCTTAGTCCACTCGGCATTCATTTTGGAGTAGGCGTCAGCGTAAGTCGCCATACTAATATCCTCCTAGAAGGGACGCCTTGCCAGCGTATTTTTTGTTCAAATCGGTGGTCGTCTTGAGGTACCCCTGGGACAGAGGAATCTGGTTAGACACCGAGGCGTTTCGGTCTTTGAGGTACTCACCTAGGAGAGACACCCCAACTTGTACGTCAGCGACAGCGTCTCTACTAATCTGGTTAGACATGGAGGCGGACTCGAACGCCTTCCCTTGGGCATCGTTAATGAGCGTGAGGGCTTTACCCGCCACTTCCGCTTGCTGGGTACTACCATCGTACTGGACGTAGTTAACGGTCGGTTTGGACATTTTGTAACTCCTGTTTCTTGGCAAGACGGACGGCTCGGGCTTTTTCTAAACTTTCCTTGTTACGACGAGCAGCGTTCTTAACGTCCCGCCTTTGCTGTACAAGGTCGGCCGTGGACTTAAACGTGGTAGCAAACTGCTCGACCTCCTCTACGGAGATGTCATGCTTACGCATTAGCAGGTACACCTCTTTGATTCTCTGGAGTCTTATCGTCTTGACGTGGTTCATCTCGTACACGGTACTCGTTCAGACAAAAGTTAGCGGTAGTTACCTCCGGTAACGTAGCCTAACGAGGACTTAGCCGTTGCATAAGACGCGTCTCTACAAATTAAGGAACCTATACGAATATCTTATAAAAGTACAAAGGATTGAGAACTGTTGTCAATAAATCGCCGAGATGAAGCTAAATCTCAGCACTGAGCGTGCTTCGATCTAGCGAGAACAGCTGCAGCTGAAAGCGGGCAGCGTAGGGTTATGAAGCTAAGCGGGGATAGCCCCGCAGGGGGAGGTACAAAATAAATTAGGGTGTGGTACAAAACCGTAATACAATCAAAAAATAATAGAATGAGAACCTATGTACAGAGTCGGTACCTGATAAAGGTACCGACTCGTTTTGTTTTGGAAGTTGACTTCGTCAACGGGGACTTTGAAGGTACAGGGCTGTGTAAGAATGTATAAGGGAGCATTTGTATGAAGGGTAGGGGTATAGAAGTTTAACTTTTGGGGGTACGACAAAAGGAGAGACTTTTGAGTCTTTTACATTTT